ACTTCTTTACCTATTGGTGAGTATGAAATTATTGTTCAAGGCGATGATGAACCATTAGTGAAATACGAAGGTTCAATGATTCTGTATAAAAACAATAAATGCATTCACATTGTAAGGGGGCGGGCATGAGTGAATGGCAACCAATAGAAACCTGCCCAAAGGATCATTGGATATTGGTGTATGAACCCAGCGGGCATCTTATGGTTGCCAAATGGATTTACGCAGACCAATGGCAATATGCTCAAATTGATGATCCTAAATTTTATTTAAGTTGCCGTCCTACGCATTGGATGCATCTGCCAGAATTACCGGAGCCACCGAAATGACAGATATTGTAAAACGCTTACGCCACACTGAAGAAGAAACTGCCACTATTGGGCAAGAATTGGTTTATCTTCAAGTTCCTGTAAATCCAGATGGACCAGAAGCAGCCGACGAAATTGAAAAGTTGCAAAAAGACATTTTAGCATACTGGAATGAAATGGAGTTGATGCGAAGCGATTTGGCAATTTATTCTGAAGAAATTGAGCGATTGCGCTTGCTTGTTCATTACGCTTTTTGTGAAGGTCAAATCACACCATTTCTTTTGGAAGATTGGATTAATAGCCGTTCATATGCCGCACTGAAGGAGGGTGAGTGATGGATATTGCTGAAAAGATGGCTGCTGATATTGCATTGGCTATGGATGGCGGAGAATGGAAAGATGGAAAATGGTATAGCAAATTCCACCGCGATGCGTGGATCAAGGCTGTCAAGCCATATGCCGATGAGATTGAACGGTTGCGAAAAGAAAATCAAAAGCAACGGGAAAGGATTATGCTTCTTAATTCTATGATCCAGACAGAACATAAAATTATCCGTGTTGCCGCACTGAAGGAGGGTGAGTGATGCATGCCGTCCCTATCCTACTGTTTCTAATTTTACTTGTGCTTATGGCTAAAGATTGAGGGTAAATGCCCTGCTTGACTGCTGCCAAGAATGCGGTATGTTACAAAAAGATGACCCCAGCGGAGACTAGCTCAACACTGGGGTCTATCTGAACCAAACATGTTTCTTGGCAGTTACATGGTTCAGACATGGCGAAAAGTAACTCTTTCCCACCGTCTGGTCAATTCCTGTCAGTAACTTATTTGGTACTTTGGTTAAAACGGGAGCATCCGGCGGTCGGTAAACGGCAGCGCACCAGAGTTACGGGATACTGTGGGAATGCATCCAAGTCCCAACCGCAGCCCTAAGGCACGAAGCGGGGATGCCAGAAACTGTGGAGTTTCTGAGAAGTAGCGTGTCTGTTGGTGGGGACCATCTAGCCCATCAACCCTCTGAAGCGACGGCGGCTCCGCTGGACAGCGACAGTTGTGGGACCACCTAGCCCGTAAAACGGCTGGGAATGGTCACCCTTGCCTCCTTGCTTAGGCTCACCATTGGACAGTAAGTAGTAAGACACATATGGTACTTACCGACGGGGGTTACACTGAATGCAAAATGACGATACGGAACATATGTTACGTTATAACATTACAAAAGGCGGCTTCATTGCATGAGGCGGCTGATTAGCTTATACTGCGTTGAAACAATGAGGATTGACCAATGGCTTTAACACCCGGCCTTTCACCCAATATTCGGCTTCAAGACGATCAGGAACAACCCCAATCTCTTGGCGGCGCAGACATTATTGTTGAAATGGAAGAGGATGGGACTGACCAACCTGAGATGGATATGCAGGGTAACGTCCTGCGTATTGAGCATCCAGATGGTACAATCAGTGTGTCATTGGACGGGAAGCCTATTGAGGAACCCAGCAAAAAGAAGTTGGAAGGCTGGTTTACCAATCTTTCGGAAGATATTGAAGACAATGAATTAAGCCGAATTGCTGACGAGTTAATCCGTGGCATCTCCAGCGATATGACCAGCCGCGAGGAATGGATTCAAGAACGTGCGCAAGGAATCAAACTTCTGGGCCTCAAGATTGAACTCCCCGGCCTCCAAGGAACCCCAGACGGTGCGCCTGTTGAGGGAATGTCAAAGGTTCGCCATCCCCTGCTGCTTGAGGCTGTGTTGCGCTTTCAAGCAAATGCGCGTTCAGAGTTACTTCCGACAGATGGGCCAGTAAAGATCAGAGATGATTCTACGCATGGTAGCCCTGATCGGGATAAGCTGTGTGACGCTCTTGAGAAGGACATGAACCACTACCTGACGGCGGTAGCAAAGGAATATTACCCCGACACGGACAAGATGCTCCTGTTGCTTGGCTTTGGTGGAACGGCGTTTAAAAAGGTTTATTATTGCCCATTGCGGAATAGGCCAGTGTCGGAATCCATTGATGCGGATGACTTGATCGTCAATAACTCCGCTACTGATTTGGATAGCGCACGGCGTATTACCCACCGTATCTATATGCGCCCGTCGGTTGTGAAGCGGATGCAGATCATTGGAGCGTATCGGGATATTGAGTTGGCCCATGCCAATGCTCGTGAGTTGGATGCGGTTCAGTTAGAAAAGAACGCCCAACAAGGCGTCCAACAGGAAAGTTTCACGCCTGAAGATCGGGACCGTGAGATATATGAATGCTATTGCGAGTTGGATGTTAAGGGTTACGAACACAAGATGGACGGCGAGATTACGGGCCTTGAAGTTCCGTATCGCGTTACGATTGACGTATCATCCAAGCAGATTTTGTCGCTAGTTAGAAATTACGGCGAAGACACGGCAGACTTGCCAGAGGCTCGTCAGAACTTTGTAAAGTACACATTTGTTCCGGGCTTTGGTTTCTACGACATTGGCTTGCTTCACATTTTGGGCAATACAACGAACGCGGTAACGGCTGCATGGCGTGAATTGTTGGATGCGGGTATGTATGCCAACTTCCCCGGCTTCCTGTATGCCAAACAATCTGGACGGCAGAACAGCAATATCTTTCGTGTGCCACCGGGCGGCGGTGCTCAAATTGATACGGGCGGCATGCCAATTGGTCAGGCCATTATGCCATTGCCATATAAAGAGCCGTCAGCCGCATTAGCAGGTTTGGTTACGAGCATGGCCGAATATGGTCAAAGATTGGGTGGAACTTCTGAGGTTGCGGTTGGCGAAGGCCGTCAAGATGCCCCAGTTGGGACGACAATTGCGTTGATTGAGCAGTCGGTGAAGGTGCTGAACAGCGTCCATAAGCGGATGCATGCGTCTCAGGCTGACGAGTTTCAGTTATTGGCGCGGTGCTTCAGGGAGAACCCAGAATCTTTCTGGCAGCGCATTCGGAAGCCAAATATGCCTTGGGATGAACAGCAGTTCCTTCAGGCATTGGAAGACTTTGACATTGTTCCACAGGCTGATCCTAACACGTCATCCAGCAGCCAACGCATTATGAAGGTAGCCGCATTGATACAGATGGCCACCCAAGATCCAACAGGGTTTAATATCCCTGAAGTGCGTCGTGAAGCATTGAGCGCGATTGGCTGGGAAAGCCCTGACAGGTTCTTGGCTCCTGCTAATGCTGGACCACCAATGCCAAATCCAGCGGATCAGGCGAAGATGGCTGATTCGCAGGCCAAGATGTTGACGGCTCAGGCGAAGATGGCTGAAGTGCAACATAAGGTGAGTGGCGGTGAGAACCAGCAGGAACAAGGTAGCCCTCAAGAATTGCAATTGAAGATGATGGCTGAACAGAACAAGGCTGAGGAAACCAAGCAGAAGTCGGCAGACAGCCAGATTGATGCGGTTAATCGGCAACGTGATCGGGAAAGCCGTGAACGCTTGGCTGCGGTTAGACTGGCTGAAGAAGTAATGAAGAATCCTGCGGATGGAATGCAAGTAGTCAGGGAAATGCTTGACCCCGGAATGATCCAAAGGCTGGAAGCTAATGAACAGCCAGAGGGTAAACTTCAATAAATGGGGTATGAGCCTTTTAAAGGAACATTATTTGCTTGAAATAGTGCAACATTACGGCGCTTTAATAGAAGTTGGTATTGGTCTTGGGTGGTTTGGTGCGGTGTCTTACGCGGCGCACATGGCCGCAAAGCTATTAGTTGGCAAATAAGCCAATATGCCATATTATGCCGTCACTCAGGAGTGATAGCAATGCCCGATACATACCCAGATGATCAGATTGCAAAAGCTATTGCTACGGCAAAAGCGCCTGATTTGGTGTATGATAGTGACCCAATTGTTCCCACATATGGCGAGCAAGCCCGTGCAGTAGGTGCTGGGTTGCATAATTACTTGGCTAATCTGCCATCAACAATTGCGGAAAACTGGCAAAGACCACAGACAGTATCTCCCGCTGCATTAGTCAGGTCTAGGTTTACACCACAAGGCCAAGCACAAGCATCACGCGCTGTTGCTGGCGCTGCACAGGCGGCGGCACAGCCATTTGAATCAATGGTAACGGCTCCCGGTCGGGCATATCGCGGTGAGATTACCCCTGAACAAATGTATCCTGAAGCAATGAACTTTGCTGGTGCATTAACATTTGGCCCTATGCCAATGGCTGGAGCGGCTGAAGCCAACGTATTGCGGATGGGCATGGGTCCAACGGCAATATCTGACGCTACTCAGTTAGCCAAACGTGAATTATCGCCCATTGGTCATTACAGCCATGCTGCTGAAGTAGCCCAAGGGCTACAACCATCTGGCAGTGCATCTCAATTGATTAGTACATTAAAGAACCAGCCCGGTGTTAAACCAGAAGAACTTATGAACGCTGGTTTGATTGATTCAGAAGGCAATGTTCACCCTGAATGGGCAGGTCGTGGCAAGATCACCCGTGAGGATTTGGCGGGTCATTTGCAATCATCTATGCCGCAAGTGCAGGAAACTGTTCTTGGTGCAAATCCAAAACCACCGCAAGAA